CAGCGTCCGCTCCTGTCAGGTGGTCAAAGTCCAGGTTGACTGCGCTTTCCTCTCCTTTTCTCGGGACAAGATAAGTCTGTACCAGATCCTTTACCGCCTGATTCTCCATAAAAGGCAATGCCGTGAGAATGTCAGAAGCGATACCGCTTGCCTTCGCCGCAACGATTGTCAAAAATTTTCCGTCCGTGTAACAGGACCTCGGATTGACTCCGTTTGCATTCAGCTCATGCAAAATATCTATGTAGTCTCCGCCGGTCATGCCGTCGAAGTTGAATTCGATTTTATCAAAGGTTTTGTCTTCGTAAGAAAACTCTTTTTTCAGAGTGTGAACGTATTCCTTTCTCTCTACGGTATTCTCGTCCATATCTATGTCCTTTCTTCCGGCTTCCCCTTCTCCCAAACACGGGAGAAGGGGAACTTGTTATCAGGATTTGCCGATAGCTGCTCTGACATCTGCCAGATAGTCGATGCTGTTGATGATGCACTTGAAGTTCAGCGGATCCAGCTCCATCTGCTTTACGCCGTCGATGTACATTGCCCAGTAGGAGACGCTGTAATCTCCGCTGGCATCCGTGGTGCTGGCAGGCTTTACCGCGCCAGGAGACAGCTTCGTTGGCCTGACCACCATGATATGCTTGATGGTCTGCACACCAACATTGCCCGCAGTGTTGTCTCGATACTGCTGTGCCACTCTCAGATCCAGCGTGTGGTCCACCGGTGTCAGCAGCTTCATTGCCTTCTCCTCGAAGGTATTGAACTTGATTCCTACGGACATGGATTTGAGATAGCCGATGATGACCTCGTCATACTCTCCGGCCATGCCCGCTCCGGAAATCGTGTTCGTAATGAACTCTACATTCGGTGGCGTTACTTCCGCTACGCCGTAATACTCAGTCGAGTTCTCGTACAGCGCACAAGTAATTACGCCCTCGTCCAGTTTGCTCATGGCTTACACCTCCTTAGCTGATTCCCAGAGCTTCCGACACATAGGATGCGTCATACTCCAGGATAAAGTCGATTTCCTGTGCCGGTGCAGACGGTGCAATATAGACGTGGGGCCGGAGAATGCCTGCTGCAATATCCTCGTCTGAGTTTTCTTCCTCCAGGAACTCCACGCGGCCTCCGTACAGGTGCCCAGCTGCGGTCAGGCCATTGATCCAGATAGTGGAGCTATCTGCAATGGTCTCGCACAGTCTTCTGTTGAGCTTTGTGTCCACAAAACTCCAGAAGGTCAGGATCTCCGAGTTTGCGATCCAGTTGAACATTCTCCGGACCGGGATGAAGTATTCCACGCTGGTCTCGGAGTTCGGGTAGATGGCCGTGTTGTTGCCCCAGGCCCGGAAGCCGCCGATGAAGTTCATAGCTGTGACGATTCCTGCACCGTTGAGGTAGTTTGCTTTGATCAGATTCACGTTGACATCCGATCCGTCTTCCAGTACGGTGCCAGTGATCATGAGCGCCTTGTTGGAGGGGGATTCCGACGGGCAGTCCTCGTTGTCGCTGTCTACCTGAGCCATCAGCGCTCCAAGGTGCGTCGACAGGTGATACACATGGTTCTCGTCCTTGACCATAGGCCAGCACAGGATTTCTGTGCACTCTGTCAGCCGCTGGTCCTCTTTGAGCTGCACTGCATCTGTGTAGGTTTTTGCTGTCTCAGTGTCCAGGTCAATGATTGCCATTCCTCGGAACAGCGTGTTCACGGTGGTCTTGGCATTCATGGCGGCAGCTACCTCCGGAATGTGGGAGAACCCAGGCGCTGCAATCAGGTCCGGATTTACCTGGTACATGGCGTAGCACTCGTCCACCAGTTCGACTCCGGAGCTGATGCCTGTCTTTGTGTCGTACCCGCCGATTACCTTGTCTGTCAAGTTCTCCAGCTCAAAGGCAAACTCGTCATACGAGACTGTGATCTGGTCAAGGCCCTCCATCTTGCCTCCTGTGATTGCCGCAATGATGCAGCTTCCACCGGCGAAGTATGCTTCATAATCAGTCCCCCGCTCCAGTTCGTCCTCACCGCTCTTGACTGTGACGCTGGAGAGAATTGCATCCTCGGTGATCGTAGCCGTTCCATCCACTACGGGCACCGTAGACTCCTGGACGGCCTTCTTCATGGTCTTCGGGTCTGCCACATTGATCAGCAGGATCGGCCCTACGCCGTATAGCTTGAACTGCGTGTACATTGCCTCGCAGAGGGTGTATTTCTCCCAGTTGTCGCTATAGCCCAGGGCAGCCACGGCTTCGTCGTAGCTCTCCGCCAAGACGATCTGCGGATAGCTCTCGACCTGGTTTACCGGAGCTGTTCCGACATAAGCCACGATGCCGCTTGCGGCAGCATTTACCTTGAAGGTGCTGTTAATTTTGATCTCGGCGCGTGCGCCGTGAAAAAAACTCATATAGTTTTACCTCCTATTTTTCCAGTTCTTTTGCATACTGGTACAGCAGCGTCCGCGGATTTTTGATGTCCTGCATAGCCCGCTGTGACTTCTCCACCGGCACGACCAGGTGCTTTGCCTGTGGGTATTTCTTCAGAGTCGGGGTCAGGAAGTCTGCGATACTCTTATCGGTGCCATAGAGGATTTTCCCTTTTGTCAGCAGCCCGCCTGGCAGGCTGGGCCCAACGTATACGACACGTTTCTGCGTGTTGTCTTCCAGTGTGCCTTCGGCCTCGGCACCGTCTTCGCGGTCCCCCTGGCCCTCCTGGCCGTCCTGGCCCTCCTGGCCCTCCTGGCCGTCCTGGCCCTCCTGGCCCTCCTGGCCGTCCTGGCCCTCCTGGCCGTCCTGGCCCTCCTGGCCGTCCTGGCCCTCCTGGCCGTCCTGGCCCTCCTGGCCGTCCTGGCCCTCCTGGCCGTCCTGGCCGCCTTCCTGACCGTCCGCCGCCTCGTCGTACTCTACCTCGGTCTGAGAAATCGCTTCCACATATTGAGCTTTCGTGGAGAGTTCTTTCGTGTCGATGCCCATATCAGCCGCCAAGGCCTTCAACTCCAGAAGCTTCATAGCTTCCAGCTGCTCCTTGGCTATGGTTCCTTTTCCCATTTTGATTCTCCTTCCTTACCACTGCCCCAAGCACTCTTCGATGGTGTTAGCAGTGCGTTTAATTTCCGGAATCGCCCATTCCATGTTCATCTCGCCCAGATAGTAGTCACCTGTATCATCTGGGTAGACTTCCCACTTTATAGGCTTCTGTAGCGTGTACTGCCTATTCAGCAGCACGCCCTTCTCGAACACGATCCGGATGCGGTCTATAATCCGGATCACTTGCATTCCACCGTCCTGCCCGTTTGGATTGTAGGTTGCAATAATGATCCGGATCTTGGCGATAGAGTGCTCATCGTCCGTGTCCTTGTCGTATTTGTCTGAGCCGTTCAGGAATTGCACAAGCAGATATGGAATCCGGCTGACCGTGTCGCTTCGCTCTGGCAGATTCATGGAGAAGACATCCGGTCTTTTGAATCTCGGCTCCCCTTTTTTCTTCGGCTGCCACGCATCTTCCGGCACTTCTTCGGATGCCTGGTCATCCTCCTGTTCCATGTCAGCGCCTTCCTCGTCCCGCTCCAGTGGGTAGTTTTCGGTCTCCTCGTTGAACTCGTTGTCGATATTCACCGGGAGGCGCATTCCTTCCACGAGCTTCTTGAGTACAGTGCATATGGATGTGATCAGATTCTCAATGCCCATGTCTGCTCCTTAATATCTGCTCAGGATTCGAGTGATCTCGTGCTCCAACCGCTTGTTTACAGTCTCCTCGGTCTTCTTCCGAATGGCCTCCCTTGCCGGTTCGTAATCCAGCATGTCAGCGACAGAATAGCCCCAGTACTCCTTGATTTTTTCATTTCCGGTACTTGTGCTGCCTCCTGTCCGTTTGAAGATTCCCGTGTGGCCCGATTTGAAGGTTGCGATAAATCCCGCTGGCCGGGCGACCATGCCGCTCTCGCGGCTATCCATGGCACTGACATCTCCGCTTTTAAACACATTACGCCAACCGACCCCATGAATCATGACCGGAATACGCTCCGCAACGTAGGTTCTTGATTTTGGCGCAGGTGTGTACTTGTAGAGTGGCACCTTTGGACCTCGGAACTCTATGTAAGCCTCTGTTCCGCCGGCACTTGCCCTCTGGATCTTGGTCTTGTTGTATTTTCCCAGATTCCCTTGCGTGATAGCATACCTCTGTTGGATCTGGCGTTTCGCCTCGGTTTTCGCTGCCTCCATGCCACGGTTAAAAGCATTCGCCTCCGCAGTTGGAATCGCACCTGGGATCCCATAGAGCAGCTTCTCGACCCGCTCCAACTGTTCTACCGAAATTTGAATCTGCATTACTCGTTCAGCTTCCTTGCCGTGATCTTCACCTGCCCGAATTCCACCGATACGCCCAGTACGAAGTATCCGACATCATTGATCTGGATTCTTCTTCCACGCTTCGGCACCGAGCCGAAGTCTTTTAGGTTTACCCAGATGTATTTGTCGTACTGGTACAGGGCCTTTTCGTTGTCGTTCTTTCGCTGATTGTTGTTCTTATCCCGAACAGCCGTGTCTTCCTCGTCGATCACGCCCCAGAGCTCCATTTCACGGTCCTGGTATTTTATTCTGATCTTCTCGGCATGGCCTTTGGGATTGAAAAACACCAGTTCGTTGTCACGGAGCATCTGACGCTTCAGGTCCGGCAGCATTAGAGCACCTTTGCGACATACCAGCTGTCCACCTCGTGAGGCACCAGCAGCGGGTGGGAGCTGAGGGACAGCATCTGACGGTCAGGGTCCTTCTTAACCCAACTGTCAGGAATGCGGTCACCGGTGATGCTTCTCCAGGTTTTTGTGCCTTCCTCCAGATAGGTGTGCATCCCGTAGAGTCTGGAAAATGCGGCCTCCGTGGACATCAGGGCTACCGAGTCCTCCGGCACCAGAGGCTTTGTCTCCGGGTGATCCGGGTCCGTCCAGTCATCGAGATACCACTCGTTGTACTGGTAAATATCCAGGTTCAGCTTCCCGATGCGTCCGACCCAGGTGACACCGCCTGGCAGCTGCTTCGGTGCGATTGTTGCCAGCTCGAAGTTCCGGATATCCAGCAGTTCTTTGATCTGTGTGTTGTTCACGATGCACTGGGCCGCCTTGCGGCTGACGATCAGCATATCAGGGTTGACATACCCGTCTTTCTGGACAGCGGTTGCCCACTCTTCAATCTGATCCAGGATGCCAGCAGAAGCATTTGTCCACTTCTCTCCGTCACTGGTAATCGTTTCAGAATTTGTGAAGTTGAAGTCGATAACTTCATTGATGCCCTTTCCAATCACCGGAATCTTTCCGGTAAAGAGCACCTGGGCTGCCATCCACTCCTCTCTCCGGGTGATCGCCTTATCCAGTGCGTCCAGGTCGCTTGCCAGTTTCTGTACGGCTCTGGCAGCTGGAGACTTGCCGGAATAGGGGTTCTCTCCGGCCATGCGGTCCATCAGGTCCGCAGCAGTTGTGACACGGGACTCGCTCACCAGAGGCGGTGTGTAGCTCTTGGTCTGGTATCCTTCGTTTGCTCTGACCTGGCTGCCTACTCTCGGATGAACGAAGGGTGCAAGCTCACGGCCACCCTTCATCATGTCGAATTCGACAGTTGCAGTCGGAAATGTCACGGTGTTCTTGAAAAATGTGTCCCGCAGGAAGGTCCGCACAGGAGGCTTTTTGGCAAGCACTCCATAGAGCGTCTTCGGTGTATAAAGGTCGATTGCCATGTGTTTTTATTCCTCCTTAGATTTTCTCGGCAACATCCGGGAGCAGTTCCTTCAGGAAGATGCCGTTTTCCCGCAACAGCGGTTTTACAGTCTCCACCTCGACACCGTCCGGCAGATTCAGTCCGCTTTCAAAGAACTCGCCGGAGAGATACGCCACGCAATACCCGGTAGCTTCAGTTCCAACGGCAATGCCATATGGAACCGTTCCGGCTGCTGCGTCCTCGGCTGTGTAGGCAGCGGCCTTGTTGCCGCTCAGTTTGATGAGACTTCTTTCCTGGATGGTTTCGCCTTCTGCGACCTCCAGCGTCTCTTTCGCAATGTCCATGTACCCGGCCAGGAACATATCCTTGTCCAGTTCATAGGATTTTACTTCGTACATTCATTTCCCTCCTTACTGGTTGAAGGCTTCGGCAAGGACTGATTCCAGCTCGTCGCCCGGATTTGCACTTCCGACCACTCTGTTGACATTGCCGTCCTCTACGTCCTTCTTCCTGTTTGTCAGGAAGCTCTTCCCCTGCTCTTTCTGGCGCGAGATCATCTGCACCGCAACCGACTCTGCGGTTGCGTTCGGGTCAGCCTTTGCCGCGTCGATCAGGTCCTCATATCCGGCAATCGCCATACCCTCAATGGCAGTAATTCTCTCGCGTTCGGCGGCAGCTGCCGCCGTCTGGATCTGTGCCAGAAGCTCAGGCTCCTGGTTTCTCAGCTCGTCCAGTGTCATGCGCTTTTCCTCCACTTCTTCCGGTTTCCCGGATTTGTTATTCTCAGCAGCTTCCCGCTGCATGAGTTCGTTAATGTCTGGCAGGCTCGCCATGGCCTGCGCCATACCTCCGCACATGGCAGTTGCTGCGTGGGTCATAGCTGTGTCCTTGTCCTCTTCCAGGAACATAATTTCATCTGCTAGACCCATCTCTACGGCTTCCGCAGCCGTAAAGAATCGCTCACTGTTCATCATGCTTTTCAGTTTCTCCCGGCTGCACTTCCCGCCGCATTTCTGCTCATACGCATTTAAAATGCTCTGGTCTACTGTCTCCAGCATCTGTTTCGCCTGCTTCATGACTCCGGCATTTCCGCTGGCTCCGGTGGATGCCCTGTGGATCATCATGTTTGCGACTGGTGACACTCGAACCTTAGTACATCCTGCGGCGAATACTGAGGCTGCACTTGCCGCAATGCTCTGAATCTCTCCAATCGTCTCCCGGCCTGCGTCTCTGAGGACCGTGTACATTTCAAAGCCGTTATAAACGCTTCCACCGCCTGAGTTAATTTCAAAGATCAGCTCCTCATCAGCTGGACAGTTTTTGACTGCATTGCGCACATCCTCCGGGCAGCACAGGTCCGTGAATCCGTACTTGCGGTAGATCCTCGCATAGTCGTCTCCAATCACTGTCCCGCCAAGTCTAACTCTCATTGTCTTCCTCCTCGTCCTCGTCAGGGTCTTCATCCGTCTGCCCCGTGTCTGTTACTTCTCTGGACATTCTTGCTTCCTGTTTCATCTGGGCCATGTTGTCCCGGAAGTCTGTGCCGGTCAGCTCCATAGCTTCCTTAGTCCCGGTGGAGAATCCGCACTGCACACGCACTTGGGCCGCTTGGACCTCTTTGAGTGGGTCGAGCTGGCCACGGCTGGATCCATACCATTCTGCTTTCGTGTATGCCTTCCGTATTGCCGTGTCCTGGAAAAATCCTGGTGCGCTGATCCTGCCTTTTGCTACTGCCTCTGCCATCCACTCCTCGTAGATCGGCTGACAGAATCCAGAGACCATCCAATCACGGTACATGTCAAACGTCTTCCACGCCTCCAGCAGAGCGCCACGGCTGGCCGAGTAGGACTTCGTGAAAGTTTTCAATAGGAGCTCCTGTGGAAGCTCCAGCGCAGAGCCGATTTGCTTGCAGAGCGACGAGATAAAACCATCGAACGCAGTGTTTGGTCTTGCGGGTGATACCAGCTTTGCCTTCTCTCCAGGAGCCAGGTCCACGATTGCGCCACTTCCCATTTCCACGGTCCCGCGGTCTTCCCGGTCTACCTGCTGATCTTCCGGTAAAATTTCCCCAAACGGTTCTTCGTTCGTGTCGTTCTCCGTTTCAATAAAGATTGTCTGATAGCTTGCAACGACAGCCGCTGTCAGCTCCGCCTCCGAGTACCTGCCCATATTTTTGAGGCATTCGATGACCGGTGCCAGTAGCGGAACTCCTCGCACCTGGCCGATTCGCTCCCGGTTCATGAGGTGAAGTACATTCCTCCGTCCTGTATTCGTCCCGTAGGCGCTTACTCTGGTGAACTCTTGATTGTACATGCCGAACCGGCCCTTCGGGTGTCTCTTGGCTATGTAGTAAGCTTCGATCTCGCCCCGGTCATTTCGCTCTACGCCGTCTACGATTCTATCGTCAGGCCTATCCTTCCCAGGCGGTGTGTAGCACCGGTCAGCTTCGATCATATTGATTCTCAGGTCATAGATGCTTCCCACTCGCTTCCATGCCGGAAGCAGGATCAGCACGTCGCCGGACATGATCCAGTTCAGGAACGCCAACTGCTGCAATTCGTAGAAGTTGCTCAGTCTCGCAGCGTCGCAGTCTACAGAGTCTGACCATAGGTTCCATTCCCTGTTGATCTGCTTTTCCAGTTCCTCTGCCTGCTGTTCCGAGATCCGCAAGGCTTCATAGTCCACCTTCGGTTTCAGAGTCAGTCCCGCTCCAATGACGCTTGTCCGGTAGGTTTTTAGAGCTCCTGTTGCAAGCGGAACGCCCATGTAAAGGTCTCTGCACCGTTCTCTCAGTTGCGGCAGGTTGTCTTCTACATCTTCGCGGCTGCTTCCGCCGCTGTAGTTCCAACCTACCATGCTCTTTTTCTCAAAAGAGGCACCGTAGTTGGAGTACCCGCTGTTCAGCACTTGCAGCTGCTTTCTGGCGACCTCACGCTTCACAGCCGTCTTCGGGCTGATCGTCGCAATCGCCCTGTCAATTACATTCATAGCTTTCCCTTTCTACAGGTCTCGCATGACTACTCGCCGGACCCTGTTCCGGCCTCGCCGGTTTAGGCTGTTCACCTTCGTGTCCCAGTAGTCGATCATTTGTCGGATCTCTGCCAGGTTTGCCAATGTCAGCGTCCTGCCTCCCAGCTGGTAGCTCTGGTGCGTCGTGACCTGCTCACTGGCCTCTATCCAAAGCTCCAGCTGTCGTTGTGCAGCCTCTCTGGAGATGCCATACTGTTTCTCAGATGCCATTCGTTCTCTGCCTCCGTGCGGCCTTGACCTTTCTGCGCCGCAGTTTATCTTCTTCATCCAAAGCCGGGTTTGCAATTTCAAGGGCCGCCGTGGCGTAATCCCGGATGTCAAACGCTTCATTTCTCCGGAATCCTTTGTTCCGCAGGTCCCATGTGTACATTGCTTGTCCCTTCCGGTAAGTAAGTATCCGCTTCTCTGCGGTCAGCATTTTGAAGTAGTACTCGTTATAGCTAAGTGATTCTTCTTTCGGGAAGTGGCAGTATCCAGGGCCAGGATGCTTTACCATCAGCCGGTCCATGACTAAGCTCTTCCCGGTGTCTACGCCAATATTGAACATCTTCACCCGATATCGGTTGCCGGTTGCCGGTCTTCCGATAAATGGCTTGTCAAAGCCGGATACGCCGCGAATCGCATAGACGTGTCTATGTTCTTTGTCCTTGACGAAGCGGCATACCTCAACGTAGTAGTGTCCGCCCGTGTCAATACAGGTGCATCCCACATTGAGAACCGTTCCGTCCGACTTCCTGAAGGTCTTCATGAGGTGCTTGTCCAGAGAGTCCCATATGTCTTTCTGCTTTAGGTCTCCATACAGGACGTTATAGCCAAGGCCCCAGCTCTCTTTTCCTGCGCCCCAACCCACGAACTCAAACTCAAAGCGATCATCCTGAACATCGACACCGCAGGTGATAAACAGGACTCCCTCCGGCGCTTCTGCAATATAGTCTTCCGTGCGGTCCAGCAGGTCGCCAAATTCAACGGTCTCGCCTTCTTCTTCCCAGGTCTGCCCCATTTCCGTGTTTGTCCAGGATTTCAGAGGCTCTAGGTTTCCCTTTTTCTTCTCCTCATTTGCCTCCAGAAACTTTTGAACGATGTCTGCCCAGCTGTTGAAGGTTGATGCCAGCCCTGTGATCAGGAAACCTCTCGTCTCCCGCTCCGGGTGCTGTGCTTCATATTTTCCCTTCTTGGATTGGTTCTTCCAGGCCGTCTCTGAGGACACGGCACCGCAAGCCTCGCATACCATAGACACGTCCCTGGATCCGGACATGAAGTTCTTGGAGTCGAATATAATCTTGTTCCACTCAAATGTCTGGTACGCCCCGCATTCTGGGCAAGGCACTGTCCAAACCTCCATCGTGGAGTTTTCATACTCGGTTTCGATCCGGCTTGCGCCTTTAATCGTTGGTGTGGATGTAACCACGGTCTTTCGGTTCCAAAAGGTCTTCGTTCGCTGTTCCGCCAGAAATAGCGGATCGCCCTCTTTACCTGCGCTCGGCGGATATCTGTCCAGCTCGTCTGCCAGCAAAATCCGGATCGGTCTTGACGCAAGGGAAGCGGGTGAATTTGCGCCGACCAATGTGATATGACCGCCAGGGAACACCTTGTGCATGATGGTGTTCCCGCTGGTCCTGCTTCTATCGTCAATTCGCTCTTTCAGCACCGGCGTATCTCGAATCATGGTGGAGATTCTGTCTTTGCTCAGGTCTTCCGACATCTGGAGTGTCGGTTCCATAACCATGATCGGTGCCGGGTCATAGTGGACGTAGTATCCAACCGGATTTAGAATGCAGCTGTCTGTCTTTCCCATTTGTGAGGCCGACATTACAACGACCTTTCTCGTTTTTCGATCAGTTACTGCATCCATGATCTCACGCTGATAAGGCGCTCTGGATGTCCTCCAATGCCCAGGCTCCGCAGCTGCTTCGCTGGACAGAAAGCGGTATCTGTCTGCCCACTGGGAAAGCGAAATATCCGGTGGCGGCTTCAGCTGTCCGAGCAGTTTTTTAAACAGGTCTGCTGTCTTCTGCTCCATATCTCCTCAATAGTTCCTCATTCTCCCTCAGAAAGCTTTCTGTTGTTCCTATCTGAGAGCGTGTCGTGACGCAGATCTGTTTGTCATCCTGACAAGAAGACGCATCAATAGGCTTACACAAATACTGTGTTTTGATTGTTCTCCAATATCCTGCGTCCATGATTCCCATGCCCATTCAATCGTCGCCCTCTTTCCCAAAAAGGTTGTTGTAGTCGCTGAGTTCATTCAGTGCGTCATCCATGGCTTCTTTTAGCATCTCGTAGACCTGACCCTCGTCATGCTCCTTTGCGATTTTCGGCGCAAGCTTCGCCGGTACGCCCATGATCCGTGCTCGGAAATTTAAGAGCATATCGGTCACGATCTTCTCCACGTCTCCGGCTTCGTGTAGCTTCCCCTCTTGGAGGTCCAGCTCGTGCTCTGCCGCAATCCGCTTCGTTCGCATCAACATGGCCCGCTCCGTGGAGTAGTCCAGTGCTTGGTCGCCGGTGCTCTTTCCCTTGTAAAAAGCAACAGCTCCTTTCGCCGCCGGTTTAAGCGCATACAACTTGCCCTGCTCGTAGCCAATGGCTCCCGCCTTCTGCATGGCGTTGATCTCGCTGGTACTGATGCCCAGTTCTTTCGCGATCGCAGACGCTGTATATAGCTTCATTTTCCTCACATCATTCGTGGCAAATTTTTCTGTTAAAATCGTATCACTTTTGAACGCAGAAAATCGGACATCATATGCCAAGAACCGGACATCTTTCGATGCCCGGCGTTTTTACCCTACCCCCTATAAAATTCCGGCCCGAAACCCCAGGTCAAAAATTTTTCATATCTAAAAAGATCTCGGGCTGCTCGGGACC